GCTGAAGACACTAAGGTAGGAACTCCTCTTTTTAATAAGCGCGCCCAAACTGGTTTGGGCAACCCTAGCGTGCCATCTGATGTACCGACGATTAATCGTCAAATACATTAGATATCCCGCCTGGGCCGACCTCAGCAGATCCCAAGAATGGTCTAGGGTTAGCTTTAAAGATACTAGTCATAGTACTTGAAAGCTCCCTATACGCTTTCGTAAGATCAGTCCTCTCTCTGCGTGATAGAGCGCCAAGTCTTTCGACGTGGAACTCTCGCAGATATTCAATAAGAAGAGGCATGTCTTTAGGTCCCCTCCAGTCTGGTCGCTCACTAACCCACTTGGTCTTCTCGATTAAATTCGAAAATACCAAGCCAGGGGTAGGAGTGAACATCATGGCAAGGAAGTAAAGAACTGCTTCCAGTCATCCGTGTCCGGCCCGAGCCCGTTTCCATAGGAATACGGGAAACTCGCGCATGCAACGGATTGCCGAATAATGTTGGGAGAAGAACTTTCTGTTTACCATAGTACATAGTGCTAGGTAACATAGATAGTCCAAGCTCCCCTCAGGGATATTTGTGTTTTTACCGAGCTTCCTCATCCCGTCTAAAAACGCGACGTGGAAGTTGGTATTAACCAAACCCCTGGGTCCAAACATTACCCAAAGACAAAAGCCAGCAATTCCGTCGGTAGTCAATCGACGGGTTGCGGCTAATAGTTCAACTACAGTATGGATTTCCATTAATGATCGCTCAACGAGTTCACTAAGGAACAACCCGAGTAGATTCCTGTCGCGAACCAGGTTTAAAATTAAACCGGGTCCGACAGGCGATCAATCTCTAAGATTAGTGTCGAATAACCTTTTGGCAAATTCAATATAGTTATTACTGACTATAGATTTTCCAAGAGAGATCTCTACCCCGAGTGACGTCATAATATCATGGTAATACCTTGCAACTGTATCGTCCTTTCCAGGACGGGACATGTTAACAGGGTCACCAGTTATGACGACGTCATCTCCCAAGACGGCGTAATCCCCAAAGGGTTTACAACCACCGTGTACGTTCGCAGCTGCTTGGACGATCATATGATGCGTCAAAGCAAGCATAGCTCACGAGGAGTAGGCTCCCATAGGTTGACCTACAGCATAGTAGTGTTCTATACCTTCATATTCGAAAGGCATCGACAAAATCTCTTTTCAAAGGCGAGCATTACGCTCACCAATGAAGAGACTAAGTACATATTCTTGAAGATCTATCGGCAGGCGATCAGTCGCCGCCGTTAAATCAAAAGAATAGTACATAGCATCGGATTTCCGTCGACCAACTAAGTCCTTGATAGGACGGTGTTGATCGAAGGTTCCATCCTGCTTGATCCCTCTTAAAAAGCGAAAAATCGCTTTATGAAGAGGTCTTAGAGCAGTTTGGATTCAATAATTCGTAATCCCCACAATACGCGATTTCCCGGAAACATTCCTGACTACTGCCAATCGATTTAATTTAAATCTCCCCGTTAAAAGGGAAATAGAAAATAAACGATAGCGCAATAGACAGTATATGAAAAAAAGGAATAGAAAAGATAAGAGTACCTAAGAAGAACATAAGAGTTTGATAACTTTTATATCTTCAAAGTCATCTT